CTGCAAAGCTGATAAGAGATGCTATGGGATGTGCTACCTTAAAAACCGTCGTTCAGGTTTCTCGTTTATGTCATCAGCTGAAACAGTTAACTTAGCCACTATATCAAGTGATAGTAGATATGGGATCCTTTCTAAGTCTGGTGCCGATGCGAAGAAAATGTTTACTGATAAAGTTGTACCTATATCAATAAATTACCCGTTCTTCTTTAAACCTATACAAGATGGTATGGATCGTCCAAAATCCGAACTTGCGTATAGAGTTCCAGCTAGTAAGTTTACTCGTAAAAAAATACAAGTAAACGAGCAGCTTGAAGAAATAGCAGGTCTTGATACTACAATCGATTGGAAGAATACTGGCGACAATAGCTATGACGGTGAAAAGCTAAACTTGTTAGTGCATGATGAAAGTGGTAAGTGGGAAAGGCCTGACAACATATTAAACAACTGGCGAGTTACTAAAACCTGTTTAAGGTTAGGTAGTAGAGTCGTCGGTAAGTGCATGATGGGTAGTACCAGTAACGCGCTTGATAAGGGTGGGGATAACTTTAAAAAACTATATAATGATTCTGACGTATCAAGACGAAATGCTAATGGACAAACGAAGTCTGGGCTTTATTCTCTCTTTATCCCAATGGAATGGAACTATGAAGGATTTATTGACGAGTACGGACTTCCAGTCTTTGATAATCCAGGTGATGATGTACGATATGGACCAGACGGTGAATTAATAGATGTAGGCGTAATAACTAGCTGGGAAAACGAAGCTGATGGTTTACGTGACGATCAAGACGCATTAAACGAGTTTTATCGTCAGTTTCCTAGAACAGAAGAGCACGCGTTTAGAGATGAAACTAAAAACAGTATATTTAATCTAATTAAAATATACGAACAAATAGATTACAACGAAGGTAGTAGACACAATGCGCATACTACTACTGGTAGTTTTCAATGGGTGAACGGTATAAAAGATAGTAAAGTTATTTTTTATCCTGATCCTACAGGTAGATTCAAAGTAAGCTGGGTGCCACCAGCGCATATGCAAAATAGGCAAATAATTAAAAATGGAATTAAATACCCTGCAAACGAGCACGTTGGAGCTTTTGGCTGTGATAGCTATGACATTAGTGGTACTGTTGACGGTCGCGGTTCGAAAGGCGCATTACACGGATTAACAAAATTTTCTATGGAAGACGCACCATCAAGCACGTTTTTCCTAGAATACATAGCAAGACCACAAACCGCAGAAATGTTTTTTGAAGACGTATTAATGGCGTTAGTGTTTTACGGTATGCCTTTGCTTGCAGAAAACAACAAACCAAGACTATTGTATTATCTACGCCGTAGAGGTTATAGAGGTTACAGTATGAACAGACCAGATAGGTCTTGGAAAAAATTATCAGCCTCTGAAAAAGAAGTTGGTGGTATACCAAACTCAAGTGAAGATATCAAGCAAGCTCACGCCGCAGCAATAGAGATGTACATCAATGATCATGTTGGTCACCTTGGAGACGGTAACTACGGCACGGTTTATTTTAACGACTTGTTAAACGACTGGGCTAAGTTTGATATAAACAAACGAACTAAGCATGACGCGTCAATAAGTTCTGGTTTAGCTATCATGGCTTGCAACAGACATTTGTACGCGCCAAATGCTAAAGTAGAAAGAACACCTATGAACTTGAATATAGCAAAATATAACAACGATGGGTTTAATTCCCAGATAATTAAATAAGTATGCCTGAGTCAGTATATGTAAATTTTCCTTCTCAAGCGGTTCCTGACCTAGAGAAAATGAGTCTAGAGTATGGGCTTAAAGTAGCGAGGGCTATTGAGCATGAGTGGTTTAGAGATTCTCACAGTAATAGGTATAATATTACTCAACAGAAGTTTCACAACTTAAGACTTTATGCTAGAGGAGAACAGTCAATACAAAAGTATAAAGATGAATTATCTATTAATGGTGATTTGTCATATTTAAACTTAGATTGGAAGCCAGTACCTATTATACCTAAGTTTGTTGATATTGTTGTTAATGGTATGTCAGAGCGAATGTTTGGTATAAACGCATACTCACAAGATCAGTATGGAGTAAGCAAACGAACAGAGTATATGGAGTCTATTCAACGTGACATGGATTCAAAGATGTTCAACGATCAAGCTGCTCAAATGTTTAACGTTGATTTATATGAAAACAACAAAGAAGAACTACCAGAAACAAAAGAAGAACTAGACTTACATATGCAGCTTAACTACAAGCAAGCTGTAGAAATAGCTGAAGAACAAGCTATAGAAGTTTTGCTTGAAGGTAATAGATACGATTTGACTCGTCGTAGATTACTTTATGATTTAACTGTACTAGGTATTGCTTGCGTTAAAACAAATTTTAACTGGAGTGATGGCGTTACAGTAGAATACGTTGATCCTGCTAATATAGTTTATTCTTATAGTACATCTCCTTATTTTGAAGATATATACTACATAGGTGAAGTAAAAACTATACCTATCAATGAGCTTGCTAGAGAGTTTGATAACCTAACTGAGGCTGACATAGAAGATATATATAATAACTCTGGTAAAAGACAGTCGAGAGGAAGACGTATCCAAGAAATGGATAGAAACAAGGTTCAAGTTTTGTATTTTAATTACAGAACACATATGAATGATGTGTACAAGATTAAAGAAACTGCGACTGGAGGTTACAAGGCTATTGAAAAACCAGATACATTTAATCCTCCTAAAGATAAAGAAAAAGGATACACGCGTTTACAAAGATCTGTAGAGTGTGTTTTTGAAGGTGCTATTGTTTTAGGTACAGATAAGTTACTAAAGTGGAACAAAGCTGAAAACATGATGCGTAGTAAATCTGACTTTAATAAAGTTAAGATGAACTATTCTCTTGTAGCACCGCGTATGTATGAAGGACGTATTGAGTCTTTGGTTAGCAGAATTACTGGTTTTGCTGACATGATTCAATTAACTCATTTAAAGTTACAGCAAGTCATGTCACGCATGGTACCTGATGGGGTATATCTAGATGCCGACGGTCTTGCTGAAATAGACTTAGGTAATGGAACAAACTATAGTCCACAGGAGGCGCTTAATATGTTCTTTCAAACTGGTAGTGTAATTGGTAGAAGCCTTACTGCCGATGGCGATCCTAACCCAGGTAAAGTACCTATCACTCAGATATCTAATGGTCAAGGCGCTGGAAACAAGTTGCAAGCTTTAATAGGAAATTATAACTATTATCTGCAAATGATAAGAGACGTAACAGGACTTAATGAAGCTAGAGATGCTAGCGTGCCAGATCCTAAGTCATTAGTTGGTGTGCAAAAACTTGCGGCTGCTAATTCAAATGTTGCGACAAGACACATACTTCTTGGATCAATGTTTTTGACTGCTGAAGTTGCTGAGGCTTTATCACTTAGAATATCTGATATATTAGAGTATTCGCCAACCGCCGATGCGTTTGTTCAGGCTATAGGCGCTCATAACGTGGGCACGCTAAAGGAAATGTCTGAGCTACATCTGTATGACTTTGGTATATTTATTGAGTTAGAACCAGATGCTGAAGAAAAACAACTGTTAGAAAATAATATACAGACAGCGATAGCTCAACAATTAATAGATTTAGATGATGCTATAGATATTAGAAATGTAAAGAATATAAAACTAGCAAATCAACTACTAAAAATAAAACGCAAGAAGAAGCAGGAGCGTGATCAAAAAATCTTACAAGAAAATCAGAAAGCCCAGGCAGACGCGAATGCACAGGCTCAACAAGCCATTGCTCAAACTGAGATGCAAAAAAATCAAGCGAAAAGCCAAGCGGACCTTCAACTAGAGCAAGCGAGAAGTCAAGGTAAGTTAAATCACCTTCAAGAAGAAGTAAGGTTAAAGAAAGAGCTTATGCAGTTTGAGTTTGATCTTAATCAAAAATTAAGAGATCAAGATCGAGCCGCTTCTCGTGAAATTGAGCAAATGAAAGGCGACAATAAAATTGACGTAGAAAAAACCAAGCAATCACCTAAAAAGTTTGAGTCTTCAGGTAATGATATACTTGGAGGTGGACTTGGTTTAGATAAGTTCAATCCACAAATTGGTAATTAATTATATAATATATTATGGAACAAAATAATCAAACAGATCTTGAAGAGGTAATCAACGAGGTCGAAAACGAAACACCACAAGAGGAGGTTGCGGAACAAGCGCCTGAACTTGATTTAGAAAAATTTGACAGCAAAGATGACCCAAGCGTTATCAAAGTTGATTTAAGCAAACCACCAACCAATGAAACTGAAGAAAGTAACACTGACGACACAGGAGTGGCTGGAGTCGATGAAGATGCCGAGCCCACACAAGATGAAGACGAAGTACAATCGGAAGGAGAAACACAAGAAGAAACACCAGTACTAGAAGAGATTACTGATGAAGATACTGTGACTAAAGAAGAAGTCATGGAGGCTCTTGATGAGTCGGAGACTACTGGTAAGCCACTGCCTGAAAATGTTCAGAAGCTAGTGGACTTTATGGAAGAGACTGGTGGAGATCTCGAAGACTACATTAAATTAAATAGAAATGTAGAAGACATTGATGATCAAGACGCGCTTCGAGAATACTATCAAAGAACTAAACCGCATCTATCATCGGATGAAGTAGATTTTTTATTAGAAGATAAATTTTCTTACGACGAAAACGTAGATGACGAAAGAGATATTAAACGTAAAAAATTGGCCCTCAAAGAGCAAGTTGCCGAGGCCAAGACCTACTTAGACGGGCAAAAGTCTAAATACTATGAAGACATCAAAGCTGGAAGTAAGCTCACACCTGAGCAGCAGAAGGCAATTGATTTTTTCAACAGATACAATAAAGAGTCAGAGCAGACGCAAAAACTAGCTGAAAAACAGAAGTCTAGATTTAACAAAAAAACCGAGCAGGTTTTTAATGACAAATTCAAAGGTTTTGAATACAGTGTCGGAGATAAAAAGTTTAGATATAATGTTAAAGACGCAAACCAAGTAAAGGAAACACAGAGCGACATAAACAACTTTATCAAAAAGTTTTTGAATGAAGACAATACTATGTCAGATGCTAAGGGTTATCATAAGAGTTTGTATACGGCTATGAACGCTGACGCAATTGCTAATCACTTTTACGAACAAGGCAAAGCAGATGCACTTAAAGAAAGTGTAGCTAAAGCCAAAAACATAAACACTTCAGCTAGACCCGCTCAAGGAGAAATGAAAGGTGGAATGAAAGTTCGAGTGTTAGGCGATGATTCTGCTTCTTTTAAGTTCAAAATTAAAAATAAAAAATAACACTTAAAATTAAGAAATTATGGCTATTACAGCAGGAGATAATTTAAACAGTGTTGCAACCTCAACGCAGATGACGTTGGTTAATAACTATATTGACTTTACTGCACCTGGCACGCAAGGTTGGGCACAACAATATTTACCAGATCTTATGGAAAAAGAGGCTGAGGTTTTTGGAAACAGAACTATCTCAGGATT